CCGATATGTTCTTATTGATATGTTCCACACCTTGCAAAATTCCAACAAAGTGTAACCTTTATTTTTAATGATTCTGGTTGTACTATTCATTTACTATAAACCCCTGTATTTGTCATCTAATGTCACCACCTGTCATTATATTAAACTCTATATGGCATCATTGCAACCCCAATTATGAATTACATTAAAACAATGGTAAAATGCACAAAGTCAAAGACTCAATAACCCAAAGGGTAGAAAATGTTAAAAGGTTTAGCGGAAATACTAGCAAAGCACGAATTATCAGATGAAATCAAAGCTCTATTAACAGCAGATGTTAACGCAGCGACAGACGGTTTATCTGGTAAAAACACAGAGCTGTTAGGTAAGTTGTCAGACAAAGATAATTTGACGGCAGCAGAAAAAGAAAAGTTAATACAGCTAGAGACTTTTAAGACCAACGCCGACATTGCAAGTGCCAAAGCTGCTGAAGATTGGCAAGCAGCAAGTGATTTACAAGCAAAGTCCTGGGCAGATAAAGACTTAGCAAAAGACGAAAGAATTACAAATTACGAAAACAGCGAGCGCACTAGATTAATTACCGACGGCATCCGCTCAGAGTTGACAGGTTTAAAAGTGAACCCACTGCACAGTGATACCGTAACGTCATTTTTTGAATCAAAATCCAAGGTTGTAGACGGCAAAGCCATGATCGGCGACCAAACGCAAAGCGAATTTATAAACGCATGGGCAGCAACAGATAGCGGCAAAGCCAGTCTGCTAGCTCACAGTAACACAGGCGGGGACGGCCAAGGCGGCAGTAACCAATCAGGGCAGCCAGCAGTTAATCAGGCAGCGTTGGACGCAGAGAAAAAAGGCGACATCCAAGGCTATTTGAAGGCTGTACAGTCAACAACTTAATTTAAAGAGTAAATATTATGACTACATCCAATCAGCTACTAGCAGCATTAGATCAAAAAGTTATCAACGCGGTTTTTGAAATCGCACGCAAAGACAGAACTGGCGTACTAGCAACAATCGCAATGGATGCACCTTTACGACCGTATGAAGGTTACAAAGGATCATGGATTGACGCATATTCCGGCGCTGATCAAGTTAAAGTTAATGGCGCTATTGCCGCGGGAGTCACAACCCTAGTCACAGATGCAAGCTCAGTGTTGCGCGTGGGTACAATTATGACTGTCGGCTCAACCGGTGAAGTTATTTACGTATCAGCCGTCGCATCAACAACTTCTTGCACCATTGAGCGTAGTGTCGGCGGCGTTGCTGCTGCGGTCATTCCGAACGACGAAGTGCTGATTATCGATTCAATCGCGCGGCCAGAAAACTCAACTGGAGTTAATGATGGGATATGGCAGCCAGAAACGACTGAGAACTTCTTTCAAACAGTTGATACTCAAATTGATATGTCACGCCGCGCTATGGCGACTATGCAGTTCGGTAACACTAACGACTTGAATTTTCAGCTTGAAGAACGCATCAAGCAGCTAGCCATTAAACTTGACCGCATGATCATAAACGGACAGCGTTTCACTACTGGAACCGGTGAAAATCTTGTGTCTGCAACTGGAGGTTTCCGTTTTTATAACGACCTAGCAGGCGCGGCGGTATCAGGATTAAAATCAGACGCAGGCGGCGCAGCTTTAACGCTGAATATAATCAACAACCTTAACCAAGTTATTACTGCTCAAGGTGGTACCACAAATACTGTTGCTGTTGGACTTGATAAAGCTCGAGATATTAGCGCGATTATATCAGCAAATTATAGTTCGCAACGTTTGGCAGATTGGACACAAGACGAAGGAAGCGTATTTCAACTACCTTCAGACATGCCAATTGTCGGTAGCGTAAATCAGATTGTTATTGATACAAACCTACGTCCTACTGAAGTCATGATGTATGACTCCAGTAAAATTAGTGTTGCACCTATGGCGGCTGCTAACGGCAGTGAAGGCGGCAACTGGCAGACTAAAGACGCAACTGCGGTCGGTCAGGATGGGCAATCAGCACGCATCTTGGGCGACTTCATGATCAAGGTTCGTCAATCTAAGTCCCATATGGGTCTTATCTCGAACTTGGCTGGTTAAGGTGCCTTGCTATAAGTCAGTTCCTTTAAAGTCCGTACATTGCGGTCGGAAGCTGATTAGGTTTGATGCTGATGGTAACTATGAAACATCCGATGACGATGAGATTAAAGCGATTAGCGGCGCTTTAGGCGTTACAGAAGTCAAAGCAGCTAAGAAGGCTTAGCTGGTAGATACACTATAAAGCCGCATATTAATGCGGCTTTATATTTTATAAGAGATTTATTTATGCAATATTCGGACGTACAAACTTTTACTTATTTAGAAAAAACTGAAACTGTTGGTTTAGTGGTAAAAGCCAGCGGGGGTAATTTAGTGATCGCTGCAAAGTCGGGTAATGATTACATAACAGCAGACACAATCAACGCTGATTTAGTTACAGAATATTTTGTAAAAGGACTCACGCTTAGATTCACGCCAAGCGGCGGTTGCACATTCTCGATAAGAGGCGGCGACTAACATGAGCTTAATAGTAGATAGAACACCCAACGCAATACCCAACGGATTTAGTAAAAGCTACTGGTTTGTAACTGAGAGCACGAATTCAGCTATAACGCACGCAGGCGGCGCGACTAACACATATTTAACTAACAACGCTAATAGTGCGGGCGCGTATAACCCTGAATCAAAATCCGTTTTGTGGGATCCAAGCACTAATAAGTTTGATTTTACTAGTTTAAAGGTGGGCGATACCGTTGAGATAGTTGGATATGCAACGTTTAACGCATTAGCTGCACAAGAGTATGATATGTACATGAGTGTGGCAGAGGGGACAGCCTCAGCGCACGAGCATCATATAAATCATAGCTATTACAAAACAGCTAAAGCTGGTGCCGAGATTTCATTTACATATCAACTCATTCTTGAAGATGCAGACGAGGTTTCTGGCGGCGCAAGATTTAGATTTTCAAGCGTGCAGGCTGCTGCAATAACAGTGCAGAAATGGTCTGCTAAAGTAACGGTGGTTTAAAATGTCACAGAATCTAGTCATACCCGATAAAGATAACAAAGTTGTATTTGTGTTCGCTGGCATCGTATTAACTGATGCAACAAACATTGTTGTTAAATTCGGTGCGGAAACTTACTCAAAGACAGTCGACCCAGCAAAGGTTTTAGTTACGAGCGCGACAGAGCTAACGCTAGACTTATCTGGGACTTCTGAAGTCGGCAATATATTTGCAACTATCACATATTTTGACGGTGCAAGTGTAAACGGTACTGATATAACGTCGAGATCCCTTGGTAACTCTGGACAAATAGTCATAGCTGTAGGCACTCAGTTAATAATTGAAACCGGGGCGATTATCGACAATGCGAATTCATTTGCTACAGACGCAGAATTAAAAGCCTATGCTAATCTAAGAGGTTTTGCAATTCCTGCAACTCAACCCGCTAGAGAAGCGTTACTAATTAAAGCGATGGACTATCTAGCAAGCAAGGAAGCAAGTTTAAGCGGCTCGCGTGTTAGCATTGATCAAGAATTGGCATATCCGCGTAAAGGCGCATATGCGAAAGGGTTTAATGTTCCATCCACAGGCGCAAGCTCTATACCTAAAGACATTAAAAAAGCTCAAATGGAGCTAGCTATCCAGGCCAGCACTAGCGAATTGCTAACCAACGCTGTAAACCAAAACGTTCAGTTCGAAAAGCTTGATACGTTAGAAGTTAGCTACTTTAACGGTGGCGCATGGTCACAAGTGCAAACAGGTAGAGCGGACGCATACCTTAAGCCTTACTACGTCAACAGCGGCTCAATGAATGAAATGGGGCGGGTGTAATGGCGACTCGCGCAGGCTTTAAATCACTAGCAAACAAGCGAATCAACGGTACTTTTGCAGACTTTCGTGAATCGTGCACATTTGAATTGCTAGGCGACTATAATCCAGTTACAGAAACGAACTCAGCAAGCACGAGTCAAACCATACTTTGCATACGTCAAGAGTTTAACGCAAATCAAAAAGACGGAAATATCGTACAGCGTCAAGACTTTAAAATACTAGCCGAGTTTGATAAATTTACATTGTTATCACCGCGAACTGACGGTGTTTTAGTAACTATCAATGGGCTGTCTAACTCCATTGTTAGCTCAACGTTAGACGCAGCTAACGCAGTTTACACAATACATTTGAGGGCTAGTTAATGATTGACTTAGATCTATATACAAAAATGGGGCTTCGGGATTGCAAAGTGACAATTACTTGCAACGAGATAACTATAAATGAAGTCACATCTTGCAGATTGGGTGATAAAGGGTGCGCAATATTCTCTCCCTACCCTGTTCGGGTTGATGCTAGCCAGAGTAATGTCTACAGTAAAAAAATAGAAGGCAATGTTAGAATGTTTATTGAGGGCAAAGGTTCATTGAATGTGCATTCAGTGACTAAAGCTTTTGGATATACAGTAATCACATGCGAGCATGGCATAAAAGAGCTGGTCAAAAGTGAATTATAATCTTGAAATTAAACGCGCCCTAACCACTCAGTTTAACACGATACTGAGTGGTTATGATGTGCAATGGCCGAACAGCAAATTTACCACCCCTAACTCAAAAACATGGCTAAAATTCAGCGTTATGACTGGACAGTTATTCCAGCAAACATTAAGAGAAACAGATCGAATAAATGGCATTGTACAGATCGATGTGATGATGTCTAAACTTAAAGGCGAGAACGATGCTTTTATAATTGCTGACATTCTTACTAGTAATTTGCCTAAAAACAATTTGGCAATAACTAATGGATCGACCGATGTATTTATTAGAACAATATCGCCGCCGCGCATATCTAGCGATCCAAACTGGCATAAAATGATTATAGAAATATCATTTTATTCGTTTGTCCCAAGATGAGCTTGGCAAAAGATTTAAGGCGCATAGCTAAGGATCGCAAACAAAGCATTGAGAAAGTTTATCGAGGCACTATGCTTGCGATGGGTAGCAGAATAATTAAAATGTCCCCTGTTGACGAGGGTAGATTTAGGGGCAATTGGTTTACCGGTATTAACACAGAAAACAACTCGACAGATTTAAATGCAACTAGCGCCTCTGATTCAACTGCCCGATTACTTTCAAGTGTCGGAGAATTAAACTCAAACGAAGATTTTTATTTTATGAACAATTTACCTTACGCCAAAGAGCTAGAAGACGGCTCAAGCGATCAAGCAGAAGATGGGATGGTTAAAGTCACTGTTAATGATTTTGCATCAATAGTTGAATTAAATATAAGGTCGATAAGGTGAATGCTTAAATTTGAATCCACAGAGGGATTAATGTAAAATAATAAAATCGGGTAATCATTGTATATACAAGTAAGGATTTTAAATTATGGCAGTTCAAACCAGTACGGGCATGATACTGAGCGTATCAATAGCAGCTCCAGCGACGCAAACTAAAGCGGGATACGACGCTTTAACTTTTACGGTTATCGGTGAGGTGGTTTCAATCGGCGCGTACGGAGCTTCACAAGAAGAAGTTAATCACACTCCTTTGTCTACTGGTCTAGTCCAGAAATTCAAAGGCGCGACCAATAACGGATCTCTAGCTGTTGAGATGGGTTTAGATATTAGCGATGCAGGACAGTTGTTATTGCTGGCCGGTTCTGACGGCGCTCAGAAATTCACATCGCATTCGATAAAGTTGGAGTATTCAGGCGGCCAGATTGATGCTTTCCAAGGCTTAATTTTTGGTTATAATAAAAATCCTGGAGCCATCAACTCTATGGTCAGTGCCACTACGAATATCGGTATTAATACCGCGATTATTGACATAGCCTAACCGTTGGTTGATTTAAAAGCCTCGCTATTAAGCGGGGCTTTTTTATGGTCACGATCATAGTTGATCTTCTAGGTTAATT